AGGCATTGATGGGAATCGAGATTCTAAATACTAATGAGGGGCGCCGTCAGTTAGTTCAAGATATTAAATCTCAGGAGAACAAGGATCGAAAGATCAAATCCCTGAGGCAATTCGAAGTTTATCGCGGGAATATTTTCACCTACGTCTATTCCTACCTAGCCAGACAGTTTAAACCTGGCACTCTTCAAGAGATCCCCATCGTTGCCTCAATCAACATCGCCCAGCGCGTTGTAAATCAAGAGGCGTCCATCTACGATCGAGAGCCTCGTCGTGTTTTTGAAGAGGTAACTCCTGAACAAGAATCGGCACTCCAAGCTATCTATGAATCCATGGAGGCTGATGTAAAGCTCGCCTTCTCAAACGCGATGTTTAAGTTGCAGGACCAAAACACTCTCATGGTCATACCAAAGAATGGTGATATCACTTTACGAATCCTAAAGAATCACCAGGTCGATGTGATTCCCAACTCGGATAACCCTGAGATTGCAGACGCCTATATCATATCCTCACTAGATAAGTCCGATTCACTCTTCAACCAGATGTCGGGCACTGATTACAATTCGCAAAGCACATTCAATGATCGTGGCGATGGGGTTAATCAAAAGTCTGGGGATCAAGACGATTATCAATCAACGCTGAATCGTTATTTAGTTTGGACTGCTGAGAGTCACTTCATCATGGACGAGCAAGGCGATGTTGTCGGAAACGTGGAGCCGAATCCAATCGGTATGCTTCCATTCATTGACGTTAGTGCTGAAAAGGATTTCGAGTTCTGGATTCGTGCAGCCTCAACCACAGTTGATTTCTGTGTGGAATATAATGCAGCTCTCTCAATGCAAAATCAGGTCATCAAGATGCAAGGCTTCAGTCAAATGTGGATCAGCGGCGAAAAATCGAGCTTACCCGAGCATTTGCAAATCGGCCCGAATTTCATACTTAAATTAGTAAACGGGAAAAATGAAAACGGAGATAGTGTTAAAACTGAAGTCGGATTCGCTTCTCCCACTCCTGACCTTAGCGGCACTAAAGAACATCTTGAAATGTTACTCGCTAACTTCCTGTCCTCGAAGGGCGTTACAACGGGATTAGTTACCAGCGGCAAATCCGATACCTATTCATCAGGTATGGAACGAATGCTTGCACAGATAGAACAATTCTCAGCATCACGCGCTGACTTTGCAATCTACCGATCAGTCGAGAACCAACTCTTTGAACTCGTTAAGGCATGGCATAACTTAGCAACTCAAGTCGATGGGTTATTAGAACCTGAATATGTTTCCAGTATGCTTAGCGATCAAGCGGAGGTCTGTGTTTACTTCGAAGGTCCTGAGATGATTAAGTCTGAAAAAGAAATTGTTGAGTTAGCACAACTCAAAGAAGAACTAGGCGTTGCGTCTAAGATCGATTCCATAATGGCGATCTATGATCTTGACCGAGATCAAGCATTAAAGAAACTAGAAGAGATCAACTCAGACTCAGCACTAGGAGATATGAATGTCGGACTCACTCAACAAGTACCTGTCGCGAACACTCAAGCCATCGAAGGTCCAGTTGGAAGTGACGGTGCCGGAGGACTTGCCCAAGTCGACCAAGGAACGAATAGCGCAAGCAATAATTGATAAGATCATTGCAAACTCCGAGGCTGGATTAAATCGCACTGGTGGATCATTGCCCAAATATTCTAAGGGGTATCTAAACTCCGACGCGTTCACCGCATTTGGGAAAGACTCTAAGCCCAACATGACTCTATCAGGAGATATGCTGGGGCAAATCGATGTGCTCGGTATCTCAGGCGATACTATCAAGATCGGTTGGGATTCTGAGTTAGAGAACGCAAAGGCTCATGGAAATATCACAGGCCAAGAAGGTCTATGGAAAAAGAAAAGAGACTTCTTTGGGCTAACAGCTAAAGAGATAAAAGAAATACTGGATGCCAATGGCGAAGGTTAAAACCAATTTCAAAGAACTATCAGCCGCGTTGCAGGTGCCAATCACTGGGCCAGGATCATTGCAAGGCATTGGCGACTTCATGGTCAAGCGCATTAAAGCATTCACGCGCCTTGGCTATTCACTCGCTGGCAAACCACCAGATCCCAAATCAAACCAATTGAAAGCATTATCACCAGGCTATATTAGATGGCGTAGGAATTTGAAGGCCGGCAACACATCTAGGTTAGATCTCACTGGTGCTGGACTCGGCATCGGATTCTCAGCAGGTCGTTCTCAATTAACACTCAGTGGGCAAATGCTTGAGTCGATCACCTATGTGGCTGATCCAGTTCGAAAGACAGTGAGAGTCTTTGTAGGAAACAGTCAACGAGATGACGGTGAATCAAATGTAGCTATCGCTAAAAAGAATATTGACGCTGGTCGTCCATTCATGGGACTTGATCGAATTGGGATAGAGACAATCAAGAATCGTTATGTATCATACCTTTTGAGAAGAAAAAGATGAGGGCTTTCGGCAGATGAGGACCTACTAACCCCCTAATGGAGTTGCAAATAAAAGAATAGCTAACACTATTCTAAAACACAATAGGAGTTATATAATATGAGTGAAGCGGTCAGTGACCAACCCATCAATGGCAGTGCCAGCGGTGGAAACCCCGAAACAAAAAACGATTCTGTAGCCTACGACACGCATCGTAAACTTCTCGGAGAGAAGAAAACTATGCAAGCAGCTCTTGCTGAAGCCCAAGCCCGACTTGAAACTCTGGAACAAGACAAACTTTCTGCCGATGGCAAAAAGGATGAGTTGATTCAAAAACTTCAAAAAGGCGTGAGTGAAAAAGAAGAGAAGCTAAAAAAAGTTGTTGGTGCATTTCAGTATCGAACTGTTTCGAACAAGTTCATGGAAGAGGCGAAAGCCGCTGGTTGTATAAGTCCTGAAGACCTTAAAGCTCTTGCAGATTTATCAACTGTTGAGGTGGATGTGGATAATGATTTCGCGGTGAGCAAGGAGTCTGTGACTTCTATCATTGAAGATCTCAAGAAACGCGTACCATTCTTTTTCAACAAAGGATCGGTAAACATCCTCGATAAAACTCCGAACAACAATATAGACACAAAACAAGAGAGTCCCACTGCTAAGATTGATAAGATGTCGGTTCCCGAACTTATGAATCTGGCGAAGTCTCTCGATAAGAGGTAACCATGTCAGATTTAATTACAGGCGATACACAACTCGCCGCTACAAAACAAGCAGTAATCGCGGCAGTAGTCGCAAAAGAATTAGCATTTCAAGCTAAATTAGCTCCGTTCTTCACGGACTATTCTAGCTGGGCTGTTAAGGGCGCAAAGAGCGTTTCAGTTCCTAAAGCTGGATCACTCACCGCAGTTGACCGAGCTACTGGAGTTCAAGGCGACGCATCGGTTCTAACCTTTGCTGCTGACTTGATTCCTCTAGATCGCAACATGTACGTTGCTTGGATCATCGACTCCAGTGATGAAGTCCAATCGCGCGTAGAAGTTCAGGCCGAGTACGCTCGCCGAGCTGCTAGTGCAATTGGTCGTTCACACGATTCTGACTCCATTGCATTGTTGCAAACGGCTCCTGTTACGACCACTGTTGGTAACATCAGCCAAGCAATCATCTTGGAAATGCGTCAATCTCTTTTGGCTGCATTTGCTGATATGAACCAATTGTACTTGGCAGTTGGTCCCGATCAAGAAGCTAAGCTGTTGGCTATTGCTGAATTCGTTCGCTCAGATTCGTACGGTCGATTGCCTACTGCTCTGCAAACTGGCGTCATCGGCCAGATCTACGGAATCAATGTAGTTGTTCATGCAGGTATTGCTGCTGGAAATTACTACATGTGGGAAAAATCGGGCGTGTACTTTGCAAATCAATTGCAACCTTCTATGTCCAGCCAAGGAGCCAATGAATTCGGTAGCTCTGCTACTCGAAATGCTATGGACTTCTTGTACGGCCATAAGCTCGGTCAAGCTGGTTTGTACCTGAGAGACAATAACCCGTAATCTAAATGGGTGAAACTTCTCTAGTTCAGATTCCTAATTTCGTGAGCGCCGTAACTCCTATGGGGTTGCGGCGCGCCATGTTGATGAACAATGCAAAATATCGACTCGTATTTAATTACTACTCAGTATCGTATGCGAATGGTCGG